ACACATAAATTTATAAATAATAAATGGGATGAAATAAATAAGAATAAATACATTTTAACTGATATTTATAGAAGGATAATAATATTAGAAAATTATGATGATTTAAATAAGAGTAAATTGTTTAATTATTTAATCCAAGCATTAGAAACAGAATTGAATGTTAAGAAGATTTTATTAATTCAAGACTATTTATTAGATAAGAAGACTAAATTGGTTTTATACGGATATGATAGTTTCCTATTCGATTTTTCAAAACAAGATGGAGTTGAAACTTTGAAAGAAATCAAAAGAATATTAGAAGTTAAAACTGATGTACCAGGTGATACAGAACCTTATTTTTACACCAAATCAAAAATGGGTTTAAACTATGGTGAAATGCAAAACATTACGGAAAGGTTATAAATGCAACATATTTCAGAAATCATTGAAGATATATTAGTAGAATGGGCATATCGTGTTCACGATGGAATGCCTAATCCAAAAAACGCACAACACATCCAAGAACTTCGTGAATCAATGGAAGAATTGAATTTACCAAATAAAGTTATATACGAAGTTATTCAGAATTTAATTGGTGAAAGTGAAGATGATAAATATGTATCCATTGGTTATGGTAGATATAAATTAAAAGGTAAAGAAAAAAATCCAGATGCAGATGTTTTTACAAAAACTGATGCGGGTAAATATGTTAAGTCTGCAGACCAAACAAGTGATGATGAAAAACCAAAAACAAAACAGACTAAAATTGACCCAAATCCATTTGATAAAGAAGATGATGAAAAAGAAGAACCTATTGATACAAAACCAAAAGTTCAATCAAATGGATATAGTGGTGATAAAGATAAGTCTTTAAAACAAGGTGACCCAAATCAAACAGAAGAATATAGTAGAGATTTAGAACCTGATGATGATGGGTTCAATGAAAGAAATAAAAAAGATGCAAATCCAACACCTCCTCCAGCTATAAGTTTAGATGGAATTGTTGAAAATCCAAAGTTTCCTAAAAGATATATAAAAGTATTAGAGAGAATGACTAATACAAAGGTAAGTACAAGAAGTGCAAAATGGAATCACTTTTCAGATATAGAAGGTGGTGCTGGTAGAATAAGTGCACAAGCTGGTGAGTTAATGACTATGATGGGAACTTCTATGTCGGATGAGGAGTTTGAAAAACTAACAAATTCTTTATTAGAACACGAACAAAAACTTATAGATGAGAATCCAGAACTTAAAAAAGAAGGAAAAAGAATTGTAACAAAAAGTTGGATTCAAGCTGCTGTCAATAGTAGAAAAGCTATAAAAGATAGATTAACAAAACAATATGGTGAAGGAACTGAAATAGTTTCTACTGCTTGGGATGTTGAAAATGAAGTTGAAGCTATGGGTTTATCTAATTACAAAGAGAACAAAGGTTTCTCTACAGATATGTATGTTAAAGTTAAAAAACCTGATGGTGAAGAGGTTTTAGATGAAGTATCATTAAAGAAATCAACCAAAGTTAATTTCTTAAATTCAAGTGCAGGTAAGTTTGAAGAGTGGGATGAGAATCTATCCGATGAAATAAATCAAACTGTTTACAGAAACAAAGCTAGAAAAAGAAATATAGATTATATCAATAACAACAGAGAAAAGGTAGATAAATTATTAAATTCTCCAGAGGGAGAACCTATTAAAAAATTAATGGAAACTAAAAACCTTACATTAGAACAAGCACTTGAGGGTAATTCAAGAGCTAAACAAAATGTATTATGGAAGAGTATTGGTTTGTTATCCAAAGGTGGTGACGAAGAAGCTTCTTCTATTATTGAACAAGATAATAAAGAACATAATGAATTTGTAGATAAGTCTGTAAAAGCTATTACAGAAAATCCAAAAATGAAAGCTGGGATGTTAAATGAAATTCGTTCAGAGTTCCCACTAAAGGCTGTGTCAGAGGGTGAAGAAACTATGGCTATAGGTCCAAATTCATTAGATAAAGAAACTATGAAAAATATATTTGGAACAGATAACTATGATGAGATTAAAGAAAAATTAGTTGCTGAACCTGGTCCACCACCATTTATTGGATATAATGTTGACGCTTCTGGTGAAGTATTTCCTGTAGCTGAGATTAAAGTAAGAGAAGATGGTAGAGGATATGGTGGACAATTTAAATTTGAAATGATACTACACAAAGACTTTGCTCCAAGATTGGAGAAAGCTCAAAGTGAAGTATATGGTGAGACAGAATAATGAAATCTCAACTACTAGCAACATTCACAACAAAAGATAATCTTGATGAAACAATCAAGAAAATCGTTGACGCATATACAATTATATTCAGTAAAGTATATGTATTACAAAATGAAAACAATGTGAATGAATTAATCTGCACATATAATGTAGATACTCAAGATGGGATTGATTATAATAAAGTAGAAGGAACGATTTCTTTACATAGAAAAAAACACTCAAATACATTATATACAATAAATGCATTAAACGAATGTATAAAGAATTTAAACAATGGTGTTATGGATTCAAAGTTTATGATACCGTGGGAAAACTTTAAGAATATGTTAATGGTAACAAATTCTGATGGTTTGAACAAAATCAATACAAGAATATACAAAATAGAAAAAATAAATTAAAAAACATCGGAGAAATAGGTTATGGGAAAATCCAAAAAAGAATCAACATTATATTATTTTCACTCAGTAGGCTGCGCCTTCTGTAAACAAATCGACCCAATTGTAGAAAAACTAAACAAAGAAGGTTATGATATTCTAAGATTAGATTTGAGTGAAAAAGATAATCAAGGACTTCTTAGAGAAATTGAAAACAAATATGATTTAAGATGTGGAACACCATTTTTAGTAGATGGTAGTAATGGTAAAAATATTTGTGGACAACAACAAGCCAGTGAAGAAAATATAAAAAAATGGGCTGATGGTGAGGAAATACCAGAACCACCTAAACCTAAATCACCACCTCCACCTCTACCACAAGACTTAGATAATGAAGAACAGGTAAAAACTTGGAAAAGTGCTTATAAAAAATGGGCAAAAGAAAATAGTCATTTACCAAATTTAACTGATTCATCTGCAATTCTTGAAAGACTTAAAAAACAAGTTGAAATTAGAAAACAACAAGAGTCTCCTGAAAATAGAATTAAAATAATTGAACAAAAATTAGATAGGTTGATGAATCATCTCGGAGTAAAATGAGTTTTAAATTCAAACCAAAACCAACGGTTGATAGAGAAGCGACAAAAGATGAGTTAAAAAAAATAAAAGAATCAGAAGAAATGTTAAAGGAAGAAAAGAAACTTCCACCAACATCTCAAATGGTTCGAGACTTAGCTGTCACTCATTGGAGAAGTTTGAAAGCCTTTATGAGAGGAAAGCATGTAATTGTTCCTCAAGAGGTAGCAGAAGAAAGATGGAATGAATGTATTAGGTGTGATAGGTTGTTATATGATGAAATCAATCCTGATACAGATAAAAAAGATGGGCGATGTGTAGAGTGTGGTTGTTTTATGAATGTTAAAACTCACTATGCTACAGCAGAGTGTCCAATAGGAAAATGGAAAAAATTTGAAAATAAATAAAAAAAAGCTTGACTTATATTGCATTTTTGATATATATTATAGGTAATAAGAAAATAGGTTTTATGGTTGATAATACCATAACTAATAAACGATAAATAATAAAACACAGGAGAAATACAAATGGATATAGACGCAATCAAATCCAAACTAGCAACACTACAATCAACATCAAATACAAAAGATAACTTTTGGAAACCTGAACCAGGTCAACAAGTTGTTCGTGTTGTTCCTTACAAACATAATAAAGATAACCCATTCATTGAGTTATTCTTTCATTATAACTTAGGTAATAATAAAACTTACCTTTCACCTCTTTCATTTGGAAGACCAGACCCAGTAGCTGAATTTGCTGACAAACTAAAATCAACAGGTAATAAAGACGAATGGATTCAAGGTAAAAGACTTGAACCTAAAATGAGAACTTTTGCACCAGTTGTAGTTCGTGGTAAAGAATCAGAAGGTGTTAAATTTTGGGGATTCGGTAAAACTGTATATCAAGAACTTCTTGGTGTAATTGCTGACCCTGATTATGGTGACATCACAGATGCTACTAATGGTAGAGATATTGGTATTGAAAGACAGACTCCTGCTGAGGCTGGAAATCAATATGGTAAAACTACTGTAAGAGTTAAACCTAATCAGACACCGATTACAGAAGATGCTGAACAGTTAAAAGGTATCTTTGATAATCAGTCTAATTTAACTGAACTTTACAATGAACCAACTTATGATGAGTTGAAAGAAGTTTTACAGAACTTTCTGAATCCATCTGATGAGGCAGAAAC